ATGACCTCCGTGTTGTTGTCTCGAAGGTAATAAGTTATATCTATAATTGTTTTGATCTAAATCATCTATTTGAGTATAAGGATATAAAGCTGAAATAACAGGGTCATTTGCATCCACATCACTTAGTGGTATAAAAATAGAAACTTTAGCATTTGGTATCCCGAATCCATTATTTGCGGTAACTCTACCTACCACTACACCATAATCTGAACAAAATGAAGTATATGCATTTGTTTGGGTGAACTTAAGTGAAAGAATCTCTAAAATATCGTATTCTTGTTTAAGTTCAACTGTGATAAGTTTATCTACCCCTATATCCGTTGAAATTCTGTATTTTTGTGCCATTCTTTATATAAATAGAAAAATCTTAATTTTCTATCAATATAAAGAAAATTGTTTTTAATATGTAGTCGAACCTAAAGTTTTAACCCTTACCAAAATGTCGGTATTTGGAAATCTACATTGATAAATTTGATTAGATTTCATATATATAATTTGATCTTGTTGTTGTATTTCCATTGTAATTGGATCTACATATGGTTGAGAAACTTGAGCCGAAGAATAAGGGCTAGTAACTTTATTGTATACTCTAACATCTACTACGTTTACTACACCATTTATTTGATTGATAATTTGTGTTAGTTCTCCCACAAATAAAGGATCACCCATTTTTCTACCATCAACTGATAAATAAGAAGATGTTTCTGAAATAACATTAGATAAAATATCTGTTTGATTTATATTTTTATTTACTACTAAATCAATTTGGAATCCTAAATCAATTACTTCAGCTGCGTTCACACTCAAATAATCATTGACCATTCTATATTGTGAAAGATATTTTAAAATATTATTCTGTAAAGTGGTTGATACTGTATCCGTTAAATTACCTAAACCATCATATGACAACAAATTTATTTGAATTTTATTGTTTACTTCCATTACACCTACTTTAGCTGGTGCACCATATGTAGAAGGCATTGACTGAATTAATGACATATAATCATTAAGAGTTACAGCTCTGTTTTGTGCTGCAAAATTATATGAAACCATAGACCTAATTTCTTCAATCGATGGTTGATCAGCTCCACCTATTGCTGGTACTGGATTAGTTATTGTCAATGATTGTATAACTTGGTTATTAATGTTTGAATTCGGTCCATTTACATTAAAAATAATGTTATCCACACTTGTAATTGTATTAACCCCTAAATTAGAAGCTTTTCCACCTCCAACACGATATTGGACAAATAAGGTTGAATTTACAGGAGGTATAGCACCTAATGACATGTTATTCAAATATGTAGCTAAATTTACTTGTAATGAACCGTTTATGTAGTTATCTAAGTTTGATAATGGATTCACGTTTCCTGATCCAAAAGTTAATGAAAAATATCCTTCGGGTGTATATTCAGTAACAAATTTATTATCTGTTTGAATATATGTTCCAGCCAAAAAATTATTACTGTCTGAAACTGAAGTAGGGTCAGGCATGAAGATATTTTCTTGAATCAATGAATCAACTTCATACCATTTATTTGGACTTGTTGCAAATTCAGCTGAAGTTGGATTTGAACTATAACTCGTACCATCTTTGTGAATTACTGCAGTAACACCCAATACATTCTGTTCAGGTAAATATAATTTCAAAAAAGGTGTTTGGTCAGTTGACGTAATAACTCTTCTATAAACATTTGTTACACCATTCACGACAGGTTCTCTTTTTGTAATAGTATATGAAATTATTCTATTATTACTATCAAAGTTTGGTATTTTCAAACGATTGGGGGTACCGTCTAATGTAAATGGACTCGAAAAATCAATATCATTTATTGTTTCAAATGTTTGTCCTCCTCCTGAAATTTGTGCACCAGCTTTTAAAACACCTTCATATCTCATATCATCTTTATCTCCATTAACGGGTACACTTATTGAAAAATCAATTAATGTTACAGAAGGTCTTGTGTTAGGAATTTTTAAACCATATGTTTTTGCAATGAAAAATAAAGATTGTCTTTGTTGAGCATAATCCAACATTGTTTCTTGCCAAACTCTATCAATATGAAAATGTAGGTTATCTGAAATGGCAGCATTTAAATCTAACAATACGGAATATACTGAAGCATCATTAAAATTCTGAATTAAATTTGGATAGTAATTTTTTGTGAAATTTACTAACTCTTGTCTCAAACCCGCAAAATCTCTAACCGCGTATGATATTTGTTTACCCATATTATATGTTTAAAATTATAAAATCTGAGGACGAAAATGCCCCATTATTTACTGTATAATTTATTTTTACTGTTGCTGTGTAAGGTGCATCTGAAATATTACCTGCTCTGAATAATCTACTATCTTCATTAGATCCTGCAGTTTGTATATTATAAGTTGGATCATCTATTGCATCTTGTATGTCTATTGATTGAATATCTAAATTTGGTAAATATTTTTTAACCGCATTTCTTATATCTTCTTCTATTTGATCATATGTTACTGAATCATTTGGTTCGAATATATAACCATAAATTCTTGTTCCAAAATCAGGTAAAAAATATCTACTACCTTTTTCAGTTAAAATCAAATGGATAAGATTGGATCTAACTTCAATTTCCGAAGCAGTAGTCATTTGAAGATATTGACCCGTTGTACTATCTTGGAAAGGAAAGTTTATCCCGTATGTTGTTGTTAAATCTACAGCCATATCAAATAAATATAGAGAATATAAAAATGATTATGTACCTTTTGTATATATAAAAAAAGGTTAGAACGTTAATTCTAACCTTTTGAATACAATATATTATTTTTTAGTTATTAATACCCTCGTTAATCACTTTAATATAAGTTGATTTAGGAGAAAGACCCGAAAGTCTTTGTATTTCTTTACCATCTTTTAATAATACCACCGTAGGTACTGTTCTAACTCCAAAATTAGTCGCTAATTCATAATCCGAATCAACATCGTGCTCACTGAATAATACATTAGGAAATTGAGATTTTACATCATTTATTATAGGGGCCAAAGCTTTACAAGGGCCACACCAACTTGCTGAAAATTTTTTTACTTCTAACATAATTTTATTTTTTATAAATACTTATTTTTACAATTATCAAAATGATATATTACCATGTTTCTATGTTTTTTTGCGGTTTTCCCACAATAGGGACATGTTACCATAGGTCTATTTTGATTTGTTAATTTCATTTTATTTTTTCTTTCTTCGGTATGTTTAATACCTTTTAATTTTTTACTAATTTTTTCTTTTACATCATTAGGTCTTTGTGTTCCGTATATCCAATGATTAGTTCCTAATTTTTTTTCTGATTGTAATTTTCTTGTTTCTTCAGAATATGTTACCTTATTATTTTTTCTATATAATTTTAAAGAATTAGATACTTTTTTATAATGTTCAATTAACTCATCTTCGGTATAATTTACTAATGTATAACCGCCTCTAGCCGCATTTTTAATATTGTATGAATTTTCGTCTTTTGCTAAATTATATATTTTTAAAAATCTATCTTCAAATAAAAAAAGTTCGTTATTACTTTTAAATTCTTTCAAATCATATCTAATGAATGATTCCTTACCATATTTTAAAATTGCATCAGATAAAACTAATCCAGAACCTAAATAACCATCTCCATTATATCCATAATGACTTCCATAATAATATTTACCATTTTTTAAATTTACAGTTTTGTAAAAAATATATTTTCTCATAATAATAAATATACCTAAATGGATAAATTAAACCATTTAGGTATAACAATTATTTATCCTTCACAACTTAAACAATTTATATCGGTTGCCTTTGCAGCAATATCACCACGAAGAACACTTTCAGTTCTCATATAATAAAGTGTTTTAACACCTTGTTTCCACGCTTCTAAATGTACTGCATTAATAAATTTCGGTTCTGCAACCGCAGGAAACGCCAAGTTTAACGATACCGCTTGATCAATATATTGTTGTCTGATACCCGCTTGTCTAACTAAATCTAATTGGTTAATTTCCTTAAATGTTTTAAAAACATCTTTAATTGGAATAATTTTGAATTTGTTTTCCTCTAAAACTTCTTTCACTTCCACTATTTTAGAATCAATAAAACACCATTCATCTAAAAAATCTAAACCTAAAATAGAACCACCATCTGCCAAAATCTGATCCCAAACTTCTTTAGTATTTTTACCAATCTTACGTAATACTCTTTCTAATTCAGGATTTTTACGAATGAAAGTTCCTTTAGATGTTTGTTCTGTAAATACGTTTGCTGCCCATGGTTCAATACCACTACTTACATTACCACTTAATTTGGAATTCGATACTGTTGGGGCAACCGCTCTCAAATGTGTGTTTCTCATACCAAAATCTTTACACCATAATGGTTCTCCAAATTCTTTTGCCATATCTCTGCTAGCTCTTTCAGATTCAATTTTGATTTGAGAAAAGATTTTACGAGTTTCAAATTGAGCCGGTAATCCTTCAAATGGGATACCTTTTTGTTGCAAATAAGTA